GCCAACACTGAATCTTTAACTCTCACTACACTACCTGCCACTATTACCAAAGATATAAACGTCGAGGCCAACACTGAAACCCTCACTCTTACTACACTCCCAGCTACGGTCAGTATTGGTGTCAATGTAGATGTACAGGCTAATACTGAAACACTAACCCTTACTACACTTCCAGCTACAATTAATAGGGACATAAACGTACAGGCTAATACTGAAGCTTTAACTCTCACGGCACTATCCGCTAATGTTGAGGTACCATTACCAGCGGGAGGTTCTATTGAGGGTGTGCCTTACCCAAGCGGTTGGGTTAAGAGGCCGGGGTTCGCTAGAGAAAGATCAAGAAGGAGATATACAGTACAATGACAGGCTTCACTAAGAGACCGGGATTTGCTAGGGAGACACTACAAAGCTCTAACCCATCAGTGGCTCAAGCAGAACGTGTAGTCTTCACTACGTATGGTGATGCCGTCTCTGTTTTTGAGAAGGGTAAGAACCTCAGCAAGTTCGGCACCAACTCCACAGTAGGCACGACATTCGAGACAGTGGCACAGTTCCAAGGCACGACACCCAACGAGACTTTAGTCTCGACTAACATAATTGATAGTATTGTTTCCTCTAGTACCAGTGACACCACGCAGACTATTCGTATTGAGGGTCACACGATTGATGGTAGTGGAAACCTGACTTTCGTAGTACAGACTGCGGACCTAACCGGGCAGACTGAGGTGACACTAGCAACACCACTAGCTAGATGTACAAGACTAAGCGTCAGCCCCTCTGGTGTATTCAATACAACCCCTGCGGCTCTTGTTGGGATTGTCAGCGCATACGATAACACTGACGGCATCGCTTCAGGCGTTCCTTCTACAGCAGCGGCTACAAAGTGCTTGATTGAGGCAGGCGAAACGCAGTCACAGAAATGCGCAACCAGTGTTTCGGCTACAGATTACTGGTTCATAACCACAGTTGATGCTGGTATAGGAAGTTCTGGTGGGTCGGCTAACCGGGTTCTGGTCCGGGTCGAGATTAAAGATGTCTTCAACGGCGGTGTTTGGTTGCCTCTTGGTAGAGATTTAACGTTAGATATTGACCAAAACGGTGTTGACCAGAAAGAAGACCCACTCTTAATCATACCTAAAAATCATGACGTTCGAGTTGTGGCAAAGACAGACGCAAACACAGCCGCAGTATTTGCTGAACTTCGTGGCTATCTGGCTTCGATCCAATAAGGAATTATAAATGAGTACTTACGAATATCTAGGTTTAACTAACGATGTACTCGCAAGGTTCAACGAGGCCCCACTTACCTCGACAACTTTTGCTACTCAAACATCTGGTTCCTATAAGAACACTAAAGACTCAATCAACTCTGCTATCAGGCACATTAATCAGGTCTCTTTTGAGTGGCCTTTTAACTATGTTGAACAGTTAGAGACCTTGGTTGCTGGAACCTCTCGTTATGCCTACCAAACAAATGCTAAGTCTGTCTCATTTGATACCTTCCGTATTAAACGTAGTGCTACCTTCGGTAACGAAACCCAGTGGTTGGCTAAGATGGACTACGAAGAGTACATTCAGAAACATATTGATGATGAATACAATACAACCAACACTGGCATCCGTAACCTCCCTAAGCGTATCGTTCGCACCCCTAATCAGGAGTTAGTGGTCTGGCCTGTACCGGATCAAGCTTATGAGATGGTGTATGAGTATTATGCTCTCCCTACCGACCTTGATGCTTACACAGATGTACCAAGTATCCCTGAATCATTCCGTCACATCATTACAGATGGTGCAGCATACTATTCTTATATTTTCCGTAGTGATTATGAGTCTGCTGACCGTGTCCTCCAGAAGTTTAATGAGGGCATAGAGAACATGCGTACCATCTACGTTAACCGCTATGAGTATGTTCGTGATACTCGTGTCAATGAGGGTTATGGTTACCAAACAACACTGAGGACTAATTAATATGCCCACACGTTGGGAGACATTCTCGATTTCCCCTGAGGGAGGTCTGGTTGAAAATGTAGCGTCACTTAAGCAGGGTATTGAGATGCCCGGTAGTGCTGCCCGTTTAGTTAACTTTGAACCCTCTATTGATGGTGGGTATAGAAGGATCAATGGTTACACTAAGTTTTCTGCGACTGAGGTTACAGGTACCGGACAAATATTTGGTGTAGCTTTCTTTGAGGGCAGTTCTATTGCTGTTAGAAATGGTAACATATATGAGTCATCCGGTGGTGCTTGGTCAAACATTGCCACAGGCAGAACCCACACAACCAAACACAGATTCCACATCATCAACCTAAATGGTACAAGGAAGATTATTGGTGTCGATGGCAGCAACTACCCATACTCTTGGGATGGTAGTGCTTTTACTAATATCAATGGTACTACAGATATCAATGCCTGTACTCACGTTGCCCAATTTAAAGACCACATATTCTATGCTTCTGGGGGTCTAGTCACTTTCTCTGTACCATTTGATGAGACAGACTTTACTGTAGCTGATGGTGCAGGTAGCTTCCGTGTTGAAGATGATGTAACTGGGATGTTCGTTTTCCGTGAGAGACTCTATGTCTTTACTGAGAGTAGCATTATGGTTCTGGATGGAGACAGTCAAGCTGACTGGAGGCTTACTTCTGTAACCGAGGATATTGGTTGTATTGAAGAAGATACTATCCAAGAAGTCGCGGGTGATGTTGCCTTCCTATCTAATGATGGTATTAGGCTCTTAGGTGCTACTGACCGTATCGGTGACTTCAGTAACCAAGTATCCTCTCGCCCTGTCCAACAGAACTTTATTAACTTCCGTGACACATATAGCCAATTCTCTTCCTGCGTTATCCGGGGTAAGTCCCAGTACCGTATCTTCGGCTTTACTGCTGGTCGTACAGCGGAGAGTACCGAGAGCTACATTGCTACACAGTTTGAGGCTCAGAATCCTATGTCCTTTGATTGGGCTGAGATGGTAGGTGTCCCAGTATACAGTATAGATAGTCAAATCTATCAGGGTGATGAATACATTGTCTTTGTTGGTGAGGCTACAGGTTACGTCTATCTTATGGAGAGTGGTATTAGTTTTGACGGTACAGATATAACTGCTCAGTACTGGACGCCATACCTCTCAATCACTGACCCAACAATCAGAAAGACACTCTATAAGATTTGGGCTTACTATGACCCTGAGGGTGATATTAATGGTGACCTGACATTGAACTATGATTTCAATAGGTCAACAAAGATTCAGCCTGATACTATTACCTTCACACAGACAGGTGGGGGTGCCCTATATGGTACAGCTATCTATGGTACAGCTACCTACGCAGGGGCTACTCAGGATGCAGTCCTTGAGACTAACCTGCTAGGCTCAGGCCAGACAGTACAACTAAGGTTTGACTTCAGTGGCAGTGAACCTTTCGTAATTGATACAATATTACTTGAGTACGCCCAAGAAGATAGGAACTGATTTACACAATGGAAACAGGAGACTAAGATGGTAGGATACGTAAGGAACGATTCCTCTAACAACATTGCAGCAGGTAATGTAATTAATGCCTCTGATCATGATGGTGAGTATGATGCTATCGTTGCAGCTTTTCATGCCACTACTGGACACACCCACGATGGCACTGCTGCTGAGGGTTCACCTATTACAGTAGTTGGGCCTGCACAGGAATACGTGGGAGGTGCTGCTGACTTTACACCTAAGACTGACAGCGTCTATGACCTAGGGACAACCTCTGTAAGGTGGGCTACAGGTTACCTAGATACTCTGGTACTTACCAATGGTGTAAGTGTTGCATCAGGTGGTACTGGTGCTACTACAGAAGCAGGAGCGCGTACAGCCTTAGGTCTTGAGATTGGCACAGATGTTCAGGCATATGATGCTTTTCTTGGTGACATTGGTGCCCTTACTGATCCTAATGATGATCGTATCCTATTTTGGGATGACACTGCAGGCGCACTCACTTGGCTTGACTTAGGTACTAACCTTACAATCACTGGCACAACTATTAATGCTGCTGCTGCTGCTGGGGGTGATGCTTGGGGTGATGTCGTCGATGCTGATATTATCCCTAATGCTGATAGTACTTGGGATTTGGGTAACACAGGAACACGTTTTGCTTCTGCCTTTATTGATACACTTACTCTCACCAATGATCTAGCAGTTGTGGATGGTGGTACTGGTGCCTCAACTGCAGGTGATGCAAGGACTAACCTCGGCCTTGGTTCCCTTGCTACAGCATCAACTATCAACAACTCTAACTGGAGCGGTACTGATCTTGCCCTAGCTAATGGTGGTACTGGTGCTTCTCTTGTTGATCCAAATGCTGACCGTATTCTCTTCTGGGATGATAGTGCTGGAGCAATGACCTTCCTGACAACAGGGACTAACCTGACCATCACTGGTACAACGATCAACGCCACTACCTCTGGTGACTTGTGGAGTGACCCGGTTGATGCAGCTATCATACCTGACACTAATGCCACTCGTGATCTCGGCTCAACAGGTAACAGATTTGCTGATGCCTTTATTACTACACTCACACTAACCAATGACCTACCAGTTACAGATGGTGGTACAGGTGCTTCAACTGCCAGTGCTGCTAGGACTAACTTAGGTCTCGCTATTGGTACAAATGTACAGGCTCAGGACGCTGGACTACAGGCTATCGCTGACGCTACCATCACAGGTGTTAGTGGTTCCGATGCTGATGTTATCACTGGTACAGCCGGAACATCTGGCAATGTGGCAACATGGAACGCTGACGGTGATGTGGTTGATGGTGGGAAGAAAGCCACTGTAATAATCCCGCCCACCACAGACACCACATCAGAACTTTCGTGGGAAGATTGGGACACCACAAACATTCATTCGTTTGAGATTTTCCTAGACTTAGACCCTGCAACCATTGGTTCCGTACTTATGCAGTTTTGGAGTGGGACAGCTTGGTACACCGCAGCAAGCTATTATTGGTATCGTAAAACAACTAAATTTAATGATGGCATAACCGAAACCAACCCCAGAGCCGCAAGTGATACTAGCATCGAACTGTCACCAAACGATGCAGATGAGTTTAAATACCATTTTAAGTTTATAAACCCAACGCTTAATCAGCCAGCCGGTAGGCCATATATAGAGTGGAGTGGAATTTATAATGTACCTGTTATTGATGCCTACCATGTTATTGGGGCTGGATACTACGATTCGTCGGCGTCTTTTAGTGGGGTTAAGATATTCATGGCCCCCGAGGCTGACTCAAGCACATTCTCCGCTGACGCGCTCTGCATAGGTCATTATAGGTAATGTTTGAAATTCTGTTAGCCTTCAGCGATCACCAACTACAGGGAGAATGGACGGAAGTTCATCCCGGTGTTCGCTATGAAAGCACAGAATATCCGATCATGGCTGCGTTCTTTCTGAACAGCGAAGGCAACCCCAGCCTAGCTGTTGGTTTTCACGGCGAATATGCTCTGAGCGATACCATATCGGCCTTTGGTGAGATTGGCGGCGCAACGGGCTACAGCGGCGGGCCGGTCATCCCGTTTGGCCGTGCTGGCTTTGAGTACAGCGACATGGGGCGGCTCTTTGTTGCCCCTGCGATGAATACGGACGGCGACATCGGGACGGTTGTTGGTGTTGAATTGGTTTTAGCGAGGTTTTAAATGGCTAACCATTACTTACAAGGAAAAAATAAATGAACTTTGCAGGATTTACCCCACAACAAACCTACACCCTACTCACAGGGATGGGATACAATGGTCCCGCCCAAGAGGATGACATGAATAAGTTCATGCTGTCTAACACTGAGGCAGCTAATGGTATGGGTAAGATGGCTATGGTCGCCCAGAGACGTATTGATGAACGTATCGCTGCATCTAAGGGGTTACCTACTTCAGGTAAGGGTTTTGCTGAGGGGGGTATAGTTGATCCAAACCTCGTTGGTGACCTAGACGCAGCACAACAATCTTATGCCGATGCTCTAGCTGCTGGTGATGCTCAGGCTATCGCTGATGCACAGGCTAACCTGACACTGGCAAGCCAAGCCTACAATACAACTGATGTACCCTCTGCTGGTGAAGCTATTGGCACTGCGATCAATGACCCTGAGTCACTTACAACCACTGCTGATGTAGAACAGATCACCCCAACAAATGAAGAACTCATTGCTGCTGGTACTGGTCAACAGACAGAGGCATACACAGGAGAGACTGCTACAGTAGATCAGCCTGAGGAAGTAACGGCTGTAACCGCTGAGGCTGCACAGGCTGAG